GCTGATAGCTCTCCTCGTCCTGCCCGCTTCCATCGGCGTGCTCAGGTGTCTTGAACTTCTCGTTCGGCGCGAACGGAGAGATCGAGGCCTGCGAGATATCGCCACCGGGCGAGAACATCGAAAGCGTCTGCCCCTTCTTGTAGAAGCGCTGCTCGCGCGCGCCCCCGCGCATGTTGCCGGTGTTGAGCCACGGCGAGAGGATGTCTTCGCCCTTTGCGTTCTTGCCCAGAGACATCCGCAGCTTGGTGCCCTTCACTTCATGCACCGTGCCGACTTGCGTCTGGTTGGTCATCTGGCGGCGAAGGTCTGCGATTTGTCCAAGCAGGCGCTGATATTGATCCGACATCAGATCACTCCAGTTCGATTTTGATCTTGCTCGCAGTCTTGTCGAGAATCTCCTTTGCCATCTGGCGCAGTGTCATCTCGCGATCTTGTCGCCTTCCAGCGCGCTTCGCCGGGTCGGTGCCTGTCAGCGATGTCATCGTCACCGGCAGACGCCTGCCCTTCGGCGCGTACGGCATGATGATGCATCGGCAATGCGGGTGCTTCGGTATGTGCTCGCGCGCTGTCTCGATTGGCATCGGTCCTGCGGCGGCGAGCTCCTCGCAATCGGCGCACACCAGTTCGTCTTGCTGGCTCACGATGATGACCAGCGTGTCTGGTTTCCGCTTGCCGAAATCCCGCGACTCTCGCTTGCCCTCCAGCGCTGACGCGTCGCCTTCAAGAAGCTGGTTGTTGACCTCGATCTGATAGGTCAGATCATCCTTCTTCGCGCGCGTAACGCGCATCTGCCCGCGCACCTGTTCGATGGCCAGCCCGGTTTCTTTCGACATGCTGGTTGCGAGAATTCCAACCAGACTGTCGCCGACCTCGTTGAGAGCGGCAGACATGACCGGCTTGACGTTCTTCTGCGCCTTGTTGATCTTCTTGATGTAGTTCTTCAGGCCTGTTGTATCGATGGCCAGCCTCATTCCATCCCAACCTTGTCTGGCGGCTCCTTCGGCTGGATGGTGATGACGTTAGTCTCGATGGATATCTCATCGATCAGGCCGATGCCCTCATCGCGCTCCATCTGAACATCGTCATGCGTGATCTTGCGCAGTATCGGAGCCTCGCCCTGTTTGTCGGTGAGATCGTCACCGTGTTCAGTCGCTTCCAGTTTGATCTCAGAGGAGATCGGCGCGAGGCCGATAGCCCGCAAGCCAAGCCTGCGAACGCCAAGCGTCGCCTGCATTTGCTCCCACTGCGGAGCACCCTTGTCGGCGCAGAACGCTTCGCAGATTTGCTCCACGTGCTCCATGTTCGCCTCTGGATGATCCTTGGACACCTCGATGAACTTCCTGATCGGATGATCCTCCGGCACCGGCACGCCGGAGGGAAGATCGCTCACCACGTCGCAGATAATCGATATCTGACGCGCCGCCCATCTGTGATCGCGATCAGACGATGCACCGCGCTGCCCGGACATTCGTTCGACCTTCAGGACGAGGCCCTTCAACAGTTCGGCCCAGTCGTTCTGCGGATCACCGAACAGCGCTCCGATTGCCTGCGCCTCAACCATATCAAGCGCGAGCTCCATGCCCTCGTCGGTCAGCGGAATCTTGACTTCCATGCTGCCGGTCTTGCCTTCGACCTTCGACGCAACACCGATCTCCAGCACCAGATTGAGATCGCGCCGCATGCCGTACAGATCGGTGCCGTTCTGATCCAGTCGGTTGTCGGCGTCGGTATAGACCACGATGTACGGCTTCGCGCCTTCATCGACCAACAGCGCCTGCGATAGTGGCGTGTTGTCGCTGTCGTAGACTCTCTTGTCGGCCCACGTCTGCCCGCGCAACGCAGCCACCGCAGTCAATCGCGTCAGCATGCGAATGACGCTCATGGGTACATCACCGGCACGTCATCGAGCACGCGCACCAAGTGCACGTCCCATCGACCGCTGTAGTCGGGATGGATGAATGTCACCTCGTGGGTTTCCTTCCTGACAGGGAAGTAGACGCGGTCACCCTTCTTCAGGCTGCATTGCTTGATCGGCTCCATCCTGATCGACAGCGTGGTGTCCACCGTCGCCTGCCGATGGATCGCAGGACCAACGGCCTCAGTCCCGCCGCGCGTGGTATCGAAGACACCTACAGCAACCACCTCGACGCGGTCAGGGTCAGGCATGGCTTCGCGATACCCAGTCTGCTGTGTCCTCATCGGCTTCAGCACAACGGGTTCGCCGAACGCGCGATCAACGGCAAAGTCGATCTGCTTGCTGTCATCGGTGATGACCGTCATCAGCCATGCTCGATCTTCGCGGTGACAATCGTCACCTGTTTACCGACCAGCAGGACGTTGTCATCCAGCGCGATTTCGTAATCGTGTATCTGGTCTGGAGTCTTATCGACACCGACGCTCATGTTGTCGATGACGATGTTGCCAGCGCCATCGGAGATGGTGCCGATGGTGGCCTGACCTTCAATCGCAACGAAGCCTGATGTCGGAGCGCACAACACCAGATCATCGCCGACCAGATAGAATGACGGCAGCGTCAGCAACAGCGTAGCGAGGATCACCCGATCAGCGCTGCGCAACTGGATGCTGCCGGGCGAGCCGCCGCCATCGATGGATTGCAGCACCATCGTCATGCGCAAGCGTTTAACGGGGAGTGTATATTCCATCTCAGATCACCGCTATGTGTGGCACGTTGCGCCTGCGATACGACAGCAGCATCTGCCCGTATGGCGTGGACTCCCAGAACTCTCCGGCTGAAGTCGAGACTCCACCACTACCGGCTTGCGCATCCGCTGCGCCGGAAACACGGTCATAGGTGATCGAGCGGTCGCGAAAGCGAATGCTCCTCACCCACACCTTGCCAGCCTCTGGGTCGATGACCGGCCCGGAGCCGCCGCCGCTTCCATCGTCGCCGCTGGTGATCTTGCCGCCGCTCGCCCTGTCATGAAGGGTGAGGTAGTGCGCAGCGGCATACATCACGGCGTACTTTGCATCGGGCCAGAACCACCACGTATCGACCCACGTCATCCCAGTATCGATGGCGAACTGGATTTGATCGTCGGTCGCCGAAGCGAATTCCGGAAACGCCTTCCGGAATTCTTCGACGGTGGGTGGCATCACTGTGCTGATCGCCATGGCGGCTACTTCTTCGAAGGCTTGTCTTCGGCCTTCGGAGGAGCATCGACCTTGCTTCCCGTTGCAGAGATCGTTGCACCAGTGTGCGCCTTGCCGCCAGCGCTGCCGCCGAGTTCGAATGACGGCGGCGGCCTGTCATCCTTGTCCCTCGCCTGCATCGCGGGATCATTCTCCTGATCCTCTTTCTCCTTTTCGAGGAGCTCCTTCAGCTTGTCGAAATCGGCCTCAGTGAGGTTGATCTCAGCCTCTTCACCGGGCTGCACCGTATGCTGCAACCCTTGATCATCGATGAAGCCACGCGGCGATTTGCCGGTGTTCTTGATCTTCGCCATGTTCGGATTCTCCGGTTGGAATGAGGTAGAGCTACCGTGCCCACGGACACGGTAGGTCGGTTAGATGCCGTCGAGATAACGCATCGCGGCGGGAATCCTGATCTCAACGCCACCAAGCCTGAAGATGCCCGGCACGTCATAGACCAGCGGCCCGCGCTGCCATACTGGCAGGAAACGATGCGGCATGGGAATCCACATCTTCAGAACTTGCGGGTCGCGACGATAGGCCACCATGCGCGAGATGCCGCCAAGCCCGGCAGTCTCAAGGCCGCGCACGCCAGCGATGGTGATCGGGCGTCCGGTCTGCACCGTCAGCACGTTGTAGGTCTTGATCCATTCCAACAGCGTGATGTTGGTGTACTGGATGATGCGACCGGCCAGACCGACCAGAACAGCCGGGGGAAGCAGGATCGTATCAGCGTAGTACAGCCAGTTCGAGCCAGTCGCGACGCCGGTCAACACGGTGTTGATGTCGCGAATAACCTGATCGTTGGTCTTCGAAGCGAACGTGGTGCCGCCAGCCGTGCCGTCTGCCGGTGCGGTCGTTGCGGTGACCAGCGTCGAGTTGATGAGGCCCTGCATGTTCTTGTTTGCAGAACCACGCAACGCAACGTTATCAACGAACTCCTCGTACGCGCGACGGCAGGCAACCGCCTTGTCGCTCGTGAGGTTGAGGCCCGGCGTGTTCATCGCCTGCGCCACCTCCTCAAGCGTGTAGCGATAGCCGATGGCCGCCATCTCCATCCCGCGCTCGAATTTCTCGCGGGTCAGTTCGGCCAGCGGGACATCGAGTGCAGCGTGATGAAACCAATCCGCACGACCCACCATATCGGCTGAGTAATACGTGATCGACTTCACCCACTCGTTGCCGGTGGCTGTATCCACTGGCACGAGGTCTGGATACTGCACGTCAGGGTATTGCACCCTGATGACAGCCGACTCAATCGCGGTCTGTTGATTGACCACGAAGTTGTAGGCGCTCTGCTGAGCGTCGCGCCCGAACATAGACTGGTAGTTCATTTTCCGCCTCCTAGACGGTTTGAGTGGTTACAAAGCGTCTAGCGGTTAGCGCTGGATGCCCAGTTGAACGACGTTGAGATCGCCGGGCGTCGGACGGCTGTACTTCCATCGAGCCCCCGGAATAACGACGCCGCCCGTGTTCGTGAGCGTGCCGTCAACAGCAACGAACGACACCGGATCACCAGCCACAACAGCGACCGGTGCGGTGGCGAACAACTCGCCCTTGGTGAGGATTCCAAGTTCGGCGTATTGCGGATAGGTTTCCGGAGCGAGGCCGGAGCCCGCCGGAATGATGATGGTCGGGTCGAGGATTGAAAGCCCCAAGAACCCGTTGGCGGTGCCGCCGATGACGCAGCCGCCATCCCACGTGGTGCTCTGCGAGACAGCGCGCGCCGCAGGAATGCCGGTCGGCGTGTCGCACGAGCGAGACACCGCGTTGTAGTCCACCATCCGGTTGACCATGCCGGGAATGCCCGCGCGCATAGTCTCAGGGAAGGTGGACTGCACAACCGCTTGAGGCTGCGCGACCAAGTCCCTTGGCTCACGGTGAGCCGGAACGTGACTCTCACGAAGCCCCTCCTTGCGGGTGGCGGCCTCTTCTTTGGTTTCTGCTGGTGACATCTTGGTATCTCCTGTTTGAAACGATTACGATCAGACGCGCCTGTTGTGATCAGGCGCTATTGCGCGTGCCTGCGGTCTTCCAGCGATTGCTGAGGTCGGTGCTGTACGTATTGTATGCAGCCGCCACCTGATCGCCGCCCATGTTCTCGTTGTTGCGGATGACCTGAACGACATGGTTGAGGCCGTTACTGTTGTTGCTGTCGCCAGTGAGGGTCAGCGTGTTGAACGACGCCGACACCATGTCATCATTCCAATCCTTGGCGACATCACCCAGCTTGGCGTTGACAACCTGACGGCGGATTTCAGCGTCGGTCTTCTTGTCGAGGATGACGCTGTCGAACAGTGCCTTGGCGCGCTGCTTGACGGCAGCACGAGCATCGGCGAGCGCATCCAGCTTGTCGGCTGAGATCGTCGCGTCAGCGAGTTGCTGCTTCAGCGTGGCGATCTCAGCGTCCTTCGTCTGCGTCACCGCAGTAGCGTTTGCGAGCTCAGTCTGCCCTGTCGCCTTCAGGGTGCCGATCTCCTTCTCAAGCGTAGAGAGGCGACGCTCGACCAACTGTGCGTCACGCTCTTCGAGCTCAACCTCAATTCCATCAACCATGATCTTCTTGGTAGCCATTGTCTTTCTCCTATCGTTGTCTCCCATACGCAGCTTGGGTCCACCGCGCGCGGTATGGGTGATCGCGACGTGGTTGGCACGGATTGCTGTTTGCATTGCGTGGTAGGGCTCCCCGCTTGGAGATACGCCGTCGCCCCACAACACTTCGGAAGTGTAGCCGACAGACAGTTGAGCCCTACCGCCCTTCACTTCGTTGACGGCTGCGGCATCCATCAGATGGATGGGCACGCGAATGAATTCGCCGTCACGAAGAATCTCTGTACCGACATAGCCGACAGCGTCCTGCTTCCACGTGTCGGCGGTGACCGGATGATCCGGATGCTCGATGGTCACCGGCTTGCCTGCCAGCGACTTCACTGCATCCTTGGAGAACACCTCGCCTTCAGGGCGATAGATGCGCACCTTCGCCATGTCGGCCCGGCCCAGTTCGGCACCCAGATATTCTTGGATGCCCGTGCGCGCGATGCGAGGCATGCAGACGAGGTAGCCATCTTTGGTCTGATGGAGCTCGTACTTCTTGTCCTTGAACATTGCGGAGTCGAGCGCGAACACTTCCTCGAATTGCGTTGTCTTCATGATGTCACCCGCTACTTGGTTCGCTCTTTGAAATACTGATCAACGATGCGTTTGATCGATCTCTCGTTGCTATCGATCTTCTCTTCGATCACCGCGATCTTGTGATCCATCTCGTCCATGCGCTTCACGCTGTATGCAGCGCCGCGTGTCTCCAGAATGTGGACTCTGGTTTCGAGCCTGACAGAGTAGGCAAGGATACTCGCTGCACCGGCTCCTATCGCAATCATCTGCGCGATGAGGAAGTACACCAAGGTCGAGTTTTCCTTGATCCACGACTTGGCAGTCTCGACCATGGGTCACACGTCGATGGGTGGAGGGAGGTCTTCCCTCATCGGCGGATTCGGCGGCGTGCCGTCCACCGTCACAGGTTCGGTGGCTCGCCCCACCGGGGGATTCACCTCATCCTCCAGTCGCCACTTCTCCATGAAGGTGCCCAGAGCAACGAGCACGGTGGCGAACTCGATGGGTTTTCCATCGAGCTCCACCACGTCTTTCATCACGTCGCCGAGCGGACGCATGATGGTGTCGCCGGGCATCTTGCCGTAGGACTTGTCGCCGTTCTTCAACAGCACTTCGCCGAAGCCGTTTACGACACCATTCTCCGTGGTCGCGGGCATGTGGAATTCCACGCGCGACAGACGCCACGTTGCATCGACGGTGACCTTGACCATCAGCGCGCTCCGCCGTTCAGCGACTTGCCGTGCGCGGGATCAGGCACAGGCGAGCGGTTCGGATTCGGCGGCGGGATATCGGGCGAAGGGCCCGGCTGTCCCGGCGGGCGCGGCTGCGGCGTCGGGTTGGGCTGCGGCGGATGCGGCTGCGGCACCGGCTGTTCCTGCGGCTGGCCCATTTCGAGCATCTGCTTCAGCACGATGGTCTGCATCATGAGATCGCCAAGCTGATGGCGAACTTCGCGCTCGACGCGCTGGCTCAGTTGGTTTGCGGTTTCGTTGTCCATTGTAGTCCCTCTTTCATGGTTGTCGGTTCTTGTACGGATGGTTTGCCGGAAGGAGTCCAGCGTATCCCCATCTGTGAGCGAGGTAGCCTTCGATCAGTTGTCGCGCGCCTTCAAGGCCGTACGGCGTGAAGATGATCTCCTTGATGTCGCCCCAAGCCTGATTGGGCGGCGACACC